CATGTGCTTATGCCGATATAGCTAAGACAACACTGTATGAGTATTGCGAAAAGCACCCCGCATTTACGGACCGAAAAGAAACCCTAAAAAACATGCCTACATTCAAGGCAAAGCGAATCATTTATAACGCACTGGATGAGGCTGATTTAAACACCGCTCACAGGGTGGTTGATCGCAAAGAGGGCACTAAGGTTAAGCAGGAAATATCAGGCGAAGGCGGCGGCCCAATCAAAGGCGAGTGGACAATTAAAGTTGTTGGCTAATGCCGGAAATGCAAATACCCCGGAAGCTGCTTCCCTTCATTCAGAAGAAGAAGCGCTTCAAGATAGCGATCGGCGGCCGTGGTAGCGGTAAGTCAATGACCTTTGCCGATATCTGCCTGATGGATGCTCAGACGCAGGGAATAAAAACAGCCTGCTTCCGTGAGTTTCAAAACTCAATTGATGACTCTGTTTATTCATTGCTTGAAAGTGAGATTGAACGGCTAGAACTGGAAGGCTTTGAAGTTCAGCAAAACAGAATACTTTACAGCGGACAGGATGCATTCAAGTTCAGAGGTTTAGCGAGGAACCCTGAAGGCATTAAGTCCATGCATGGCTTTAAACGCTTCTGGGTAGAAGAAGCTCAGACAATGTCAGTAAAGTCTCTCAGGGCATTAACCCCAACACTGCGGGAAGATGAGTCCGAGATATGGATGAGTGGCAACCCTAAAAGCTCAGCAGACCCATTCAGTCAACGATTCATTAAGCCGTATGAAAAAGAACTGATTAAAAACGGCTACTACGAAGATGACATGCATCTAATCGTGGTGATGAATTATTACGACAATCCATTTTTCCCTGACGTGCTAGAGCAAGAGCGCGCACATGATAACGCCACACTATCAACGGCTGAGTACCTCCATATATGGGAGGGTCAATTCAACGATGAGGTGCAAGGATCAATCATTCAGGTGGATTGGTTCAATGCAGCTATAGATGCGCACATCAATCTTGGCTTTAAACCAAGAGGCGCACTGATAGCAGCTCACGATCCAAGTGATGAAGGCGGAGACAGTAAGGGTTATGCATTACGTCATGGTTCAGTGTTCACAGAGATATCAGAGAACGAAACCGGCGATGTAAACGAGGGCTGTGATTGGGCTACCGATAAAGCCATTACAGAGCAGGTTGACCACTTTGTATGGGATTGTGACGGATTGGGCGTAACGCTCAAGCGCCAGGTTAATCAGAGCTTAAAAGGTAAGAAGGTTGAGCCAGTTATGTTTAAAGGCTCTGAGTCAGTCGATAGGCCTGATTCTATATACCAGCCGATTGAAGGCGAAGAACGCCACAAAGCCAAAACCAACAAACAGACATTCAAGAATAAACGCGCTCAGTACTACTGGCGATTACGTGACAGGTTTTATAACACCTATCGCGCTGTTGTTCATGGCGTGTACATCGACCCGGATGAGCTGATTAGCCTATCCAGTGAGATCAAAGATTTAGACGTAATACGCTCAGAGATTTGCAGGATCCCACAAAAGCCCAACGGTAACGGAGTCATTCAAATCATGAGCAAAATCGAAATGGCTAAGCTGGAGATCCCGTCACCCAACATGGCCGACAGCATGATGATGACCATGATTGAACCTGTCATTAACAAGAAACCCAAAACACCAATCACCATCCCTAACCTGAAGAGATTCTAAGTGGAAGAAGAATTAGAAATGCTCGACCGCTACAAGCGGGACATTGCTAAAGACGCTGATATTCTCTCAGAGCAGCGTGATAAAGCAAATGAGGATATGCGCTTTGTTAACGTTGATGGTGGGCAGTGGGAAAACTTTCTTGAAGATAAATACGAAGGTCGTGCAAAGCTAGAATTTGACCTGGTATCTAACTATAAAAACCGTTTCGTTGGCGAGTGGAATCAAAACCGCGTTGGTGTTGAGTATAAACCTGACGATGACAAGACAACTGATGATGATGCTGACCTTTTAAACGGCATCTATCGTGCAGATTTTCGTGATAACTCCGGACGTGCAGCTATTGATAACGCTGTTGATGAGTGTGCTACCTGTGGCTTTGGTGCGTTTGGTCTGTCCACTGAGTTTGTAGATGACGAAGACCCCGAGAACGAACAGCAACGCATTGTATGGCGGCCAATCCATAACGCTTACAACAGCGTGTTCTTTGATCAATCCGCAAAGCGTTCAGACAAGCTAGATGCGCGTTGGGTCACAGAGCTAACCGCTTACACCAAAGACTCGTTTGAGGAAGCGTTTCCAGAGGTTGATCCCGTATCAGCCTATCAGCCACTAGATAGAGCCTGGAATAACTACAACGGCAGCACAGCAGAGGTTTATGTTGCCACGCGCTATGAGGTTGAGACTCGCAAGGAAACAGTATTTGTTTATAACAACCTGGCATCTGGCGAAGTTGAGATTTACAGCAAAGAAGATCACGAGTTAATCAAGGACGAACTGGCAAAGAGTGAAGCGCATAAGTTCGTCCGTGAACGTAAGTTCAGCCGTAAACGGGTAATGATGAGCCGCTTTACTGGTAAGGAGTTTATCGAAGAGCCCAGAGAGATTGCAGGCAAGTATCTGCCTATTATCCCGATGTATGCGTTTCGTGCTTACGTGGATGGCGTGGAGTACTACTTCGGCCTGGTTCGTAAGCTTAAGGATGCTGGGCGCGCTTGGAACGTACAAATATCACAACTGATTGAGAATGCAGCATCAGCCGGTCAAGAAGTGCCTATCTTCCTGCGTGAACAGATGGAAGCGACTGACGTTCAGCAGCAATGGGCAGACAAGAACAACAAGCCGTATCTGGTAGTTGATCCAGCAACCGATAACGATGGCAATAATATCGCTATGGGTCCAATCGGTTATAACAAGCCCGCCATGCTCGACCAAAGCACAGCGGCTCTCATGGATATTATCCCTAACTTCATTCGTGAGGTTACGGGCGGCGCGCCACAGGAAACATTAGATCCTGCCACATCAGGCAAGGCCATCAACGCCATGCTCAAGCGCGAGAACCTGAACACGCAGCCAGTTAATGAACACATCACCGAATCTATAACAGCCAGCGGCAACGTCTATCAGGCGATTGCTGGAGACATATACAACTCACGCCAAATCATCAGAACACTGGGTGAGGACGGCACAGAGGGCAAGGAAACACTGCTCAAAGTGGTGGCTGATGAAAAGACCGGCAAATTGATTCAAGCCAACACCATCAGCGGCAAGAAATTCAGAGCTTATCCAGACGTTGGGCCGCAATACTCTTCTATGCGTGAGCAGACCGTTGAAGACCTCAAAGGCATGGCTGAAATGCTCGGCAATACACAGGCTGGCGCTGAATACATGTCCGCCATTATCTCCACCATTCTGGACAACATTACCGGCGTTGGTTTGGGTCCATTAAAAGACCTCAACCGCAGACAAATGATGCTGCAAGGCTTAGTGGAACCTGAGTCTGACGAGGATAAAGAATGGTACGAGCAGCAAATGCAGCCAAAAGAAGATCCACAGCAAGCCTTAGTGCAGGCAGCGGCAGCGCAGCAGTTAGCTGAAGCCGAAAACCTTAAGGCAGCGACCGTACAGAAAATTGCAGACGCCAAGAAAACTGAGGCGGAAACAGAAGAGATATACGCCGATATGGGCGTGAAACAGTTCGATTCACTACTGAAGGCCAGAGAGCAAATCTTAGGCCGTCGGCAAGCATAACTCACTGCGAGTATAAGCAGGCGGGCATTCGCCCACACACTCTAAAACCATTACAGAGGTAAAACCATGGGTACTGAAGCGGAACAAGACCTAGAACCGATCACGTCTGAAGAAAATGAAATTGAAGAGGTAGAGACAGAAGAGGTCGAAACCGATGAGATTGAATCAGGCGAGGAAGGTGACGAGGAAATTGAGGAAACGCAACCTCAGAAGACTTTTACTCAGCAAGAACTTAACGAGATAGTTCAAAAACGTTTAGCGAAACTGAACAAGAAAAAAGGTGATGAGCCTGACGATGACACCAAGAGTCAATTAGAGCTGGAGCGGGAGCGTAACAAGCTGCTCACGTTAGCAATGCAACAAGCGACTCAAGGTAAGCAACAACCGTCAGACGCAGCGCCCGACCCTGACAAATTCGATGGTGGCGAGTACGACCCGGAATATAAACGGCAGTACGAAGCTTACTTATTGAAAAAAAATGAGGGACATGTTCAGCAGCTATTAAGCAAAGAGCGTGAAAACGATCAACGGCAACGTCAACAGGAAGCACAGACCAGAGAGCTGGAAGCGGCTCAGCGTGCACATTATGAGCGTGCATTAACACTGGAAGTGAAGGACTACGACAAGCATGAAGATCGGGTTATTGAAGCATTAGGCCCGGAGGCGTTTAACGTCATTATTCAGGGTTTTGATGACTCACACGCACTGGCTAACTACCTGGGAACACCAGCGAATCAAGCCAAGCTCGATAAGTTAAACGATCTCGTTAAACAAGGCACGTCAGTATCAACAGCCAAAGCCCTTGCTGAGCTAGGCAGAATTTCGGCATCCCTTGCCGTTAATTCAAAATCTAAACCGGCCCCTAATCCAGTGGATCCATTAGAGGGATCCACTCCGGGTGCATCTGCAGACGAAGCCAAGATAAATGCAGCGTGGAAACAGTATGAGAAAGGCGCTATTTCCATGCAGCAATATATTCAGCGTAAGCGGCAGATAACGGGGTCAAAATAAAGGTAACTACCCATGGCGAATAAGCTAAATAAGGATGAGGTCTCCCTCATCGAGGAAGTCGTGAAGCAGTTTGATAGTGACAATACCGTTGCTAAGCAAGCTGACTTTTTCACTCAACCTGAAGGCAATATGCAACGTCAAGGCGATCAAGTCTGGCGTGATGTTCCTATGATTTCAACCACGGTATCTGGTTTGGATATTACTGGCAAAATCGGTGATATCGGTGAGTTCCAGGTTCCTGCAACTTTATCCAACATCGAGAACGTTCCGTGGAGCCTCAACGCTTTAGAGCTGCGTGATCCATCTTATCGTGAACGCAAAGCAAAAAGTGGCGCTCAAGCATTGTCAGCCTATGTTAACCGCGCAATGGCAAACAAGGTCAACATTGAAGGTTCGTTAACGGTTGCGCAATCAACTGTACTGGCTGGCTATGATGATGTGTCATTGGTTGAAGCGTTAATGCTGGAAAATGATTTGTCTGACATGGAAAAAACCATGGTGCTTGCGCCACGGGATTACAACCGTATGTCAGGTGATTTGGCAAAACGAACTTTAATGAATCGCTCTGAAAAAGCGTTAAGTGAAAGTGAATTAGGCCGTATTGCTGGCTTTAACACTTTCCGCAGCTCGTTTGCTCCGACTGTGGCTGCCGCTGCGGGTGGCGCAACATTGGTTAGTGGCGCGCAGCGTTATGTGCCAATAGCAACATCAACTGCTTCAACAGGTGAGGAGTCAAAAGTAGATAACCGCTTTATGAATCTGACCGTTGATAATACAGGCGGTGTTGTGGCGGGCGATAAGTTCACCATTGCCGGTGTATTTGCTGTTTCACACATCAACAAAAACAATACGCAACAATTGAAAACGTTCACCGTTAAGGAAGTTGTTAATGGCACCACGTTGAAGATTGCCCCTGCAATTGTGGTGGGTGATGGCAACAGTAAGCTTGAGGACGATTATGCGAACTGTTCAGCAGTTGCAGCAGATCAAGCCGCTTTAACCTGGTTAAACACAACTGCAGCACAATCAAATATCTTCTTTACCAATGACTCCATTGAGGTGTTTGGCGGTAACTTGGTGTTTGATGCAGCTCCAAACGTTGCGGTTGAGCGTATGACAACTGAATCAGGCATTGAGATATTGTTTGCTCGTTCGTCTGATGTGTTAACCGGTAAAACCACCTATCGTATGACGATCTTCTTTGGTGTGACTAATAAGCATCCTGAGAAAAACGGCATCTTGATCGGCGGTCAATCTTAATCACTTAACAAACTCGACAATAGGGAGCTTCGGCTCCCTTTGTCGTTTTAAGGGGACTGAAAATGCCTGTATTAATACTTGGTTATAAAGATGGTAAGCAGAAGTGGCACGAAGGGTCTTTGCCTGCTGGTTGGGAAAAGAAAGATCCAAAAGACAAACTTGAATCTGATGCTGCAGAGATTGCAGCCAAAGCTGAGCAAGAACGCTTAGCAACCGAAAAAGCAAAAGCTGATCAAGAAGCGGCTGATGCTGCAGCTAAAAAAGCACAGGAAGACGCTGATGCTAAAAAAGTGAAACCAGTCGAAGAAATGACACTGGAAGAGCTTCATGCGGTTGCGTTGACGTTTGATAAGAAAATGCCTGCAAATATCTTGCTGGAAACTGCACGCAAGAAAGTGACTGAAATGCTTGAGGCAAAATAATGAGCTCAGGCACTGAGATTATCACAGAAGCCTTACAGAAGATTGGGGCGCACAGTGTGGCGTCCCCAGCTTCACCTGAAGCGATTGTGACAGGTAAGAACGTGCTGAATGGTATGTTGCAGCAATGGTTATCTGTTGGCATAGATATGGGCGCTGTACCATTAGATGCGCCAGGTGATGAACTCAGTGAGCCGATGGATGCAAAACTAGGAATCATCTACAACCTTGCAATTATGCTTGCGCCTGACTTCTCTAATGGCAAGCAAGTCGTTTCACCTGAATTAAGCCGTGGCGCACGAATTGGCTACACGTTCATTAAAAAAATGTATCAGCCCGTAGTCATCCCCAAGAAGAAAGTCTCATCTACTATGCCGATGGGCGCAGGCTCAACGCGTGGCGTATGGCGCAGCACGTTTGCCGATCAAGACCGTGAGCTGGAAGACTGATGCGTATTCCATTTCCGTTAGGTTATGAAGGGGTTGAGCACTTACCCAAAACAAAAAGGGTGCTACAGAATTGTTTTAACAATGGCTCGGATAAAATCATTTCACGCCCGGGCATTGAATTAATTAAGACCACTGATGCAGTAGCTCGTGGCAGCTTTACATGGAACGGCGCGCTTTATCATGTGCTCTCACAGCAGCTTGTGAAGGTCACAAACACTGAAACAGGCGCATATACCGTTATTGGCACGATAGATGGTCCTGAACCCATTGAAACCGATATCGGCTTTAATGAAGCGGTCATTGTGGTGAAGCGTGGCAAGATTTACACGCTCGATGCAAGCGATACGCTGACCGACATATCTGGCAATACAAACTTTGTGCCCTGCGTTGATGTGGCGCATATCAATGGCCGGTTTGTGTATATCCCGGCAGATGGTGAGCCTGCGTTTTTCTCTGATGTGGGCGATGCTGGCTCGGTTCAGGCGCTCAGCTTCTTTGATGCAGAGGAGTTGCCGGATAAAAACATTGCCTGCTGCAATTTTAACAACACCCTATTTATTTATGGCACAGACTCGGTTGAACTGTTTCGTGATGCCGGCACAACACCAAACCCGTTTCAGCGGGTATCAGGCGCACGCATTCAAAACGGTTATATCGGCGGTTTACTGGAATACAACAGCACGTTTTTATTCATAGGTCGCGAGAAAGGGCAGGACTTTGGTATCTATGCAATAGGTCAAGGTCAAGCGCCTAAGATTTCAAATGAATCCATTGATTTAATACTCGATCAATACACGCAGGCAGAGCTTGCAGAAGCCATATCATGCCGCTTTAAATGGCGTGGCTATGACATAGCAACGTTTACACTTCGCAGGCACTCATTCGCGTTCTTTGGTGGTAACTGGTTTCTACTCGATACCGTATTTGATGGTGTGTCGCGTCCATGGGGCGCGGGTTATATCACGCAGTTTGATGGCGAATATTACACATCATTCAGCGATAAATTAGGCCGCATTGCCAAGATTAATACTGACTACGGCGAGCGCATCACGCACATCGTTGATATGGGATTTGAACAGCCTGACGGTGACTGGTTCGCTTGCCAAAAAATACAGCTTGGCATTGCTCAGGGCTTTAACTCGGCTGATGGTTCAGTCGCTATCCAGATGAGTCGTGATGGTATGCTGTATGGCCCACCTTTGTATCGCAACCTTGGCAACCTTGGCGAATATTCAAGACAGCTTGAATGGAATCCGCCAGGCGGCTTGGGAAGCTATCAGGGTTTTATGGGGGTGCGAATTTACACCACAGAGGACGTTGATTTCTCTCTCGACTATCTCAGCGCGAGCTTACGATGATTGTTACCAAACCGAATCACGGCAGCCCTATTATCGGGCCTGGTGGTACAGCTAGTCCAAGCCTGCAAACTTACTTTGATGATATTGAATTACTGCTTAACTCAAGACTGTTGGGCGAGTCGGTCAGGCTTCCAGTTTATACCGTATCAGCATTGCCGTCAGCGCCCAGAAATATTGGTGGTCAGATCTTTGTCAGTAACGAGTCAGGCGGCGCAGTGCCAGCATTTAGTGATGGCACGAACTGGCGCAGGGTAACAGACAGGGCGATTGTGACGTGATCACCTTAATTCCGACTAACGATATGCAGACCGTTAAGGCAGTGGCAACAACACCTGAGATATGGGAAAGGTTTTCTGATGCAGTTTCCGAGGCCGATTATGAGCCGACAGATACAGAAAGAGAGCAATGGCTTCTAGTGTGTCATGGAAACCATATTGTCGGATTAATTTATGTTTACTGCATCACATCTGTGAGCCTTGAAATACACCCTTACCTTCTAAAGAGTCACAGAAAGTACGGCAGGGAAATGATGCGGCTATTTTACGATTGGTATCTATCTGAAGTGCCCGGTGAGCATCAAAAGATAAATGCGGTGATTCCATGCTGCTTTCAATCAGTGATTAACTTTGCCAAAAAAGTCGGATTTAAGACTGAAGGTGTTAATCGCAAAAGCTATTTTTACCAGGGCCAATATTTCGATCAAGAGTATTTGGGCATAACACGCGACGAGGTTTGCAATGTGGTCATTAGATAATAGTTACAGAAAGCAGAAAAGCGTTGTTAGTGGCGTGTTTGGGGGAGGCGACGATAGCGGCAAAAAAGCCGCCAGAGCACAGCAGGAAGCAAATCAAGCATCCATTGATGAAATGAAACGCCAGTTTGGTATTACACAAGAGAACATTGCGCCATTCCTGCAAGCTGGACAAGGCGCGGTTCCTGGTGTTGAGGCAGGCGCTACCGTTGGCGGGCTGGATGAAATGCTGGCACAGATATTTAGCAGCGACATATTCGGCTCACTGGTCGATGAGCGTCAGCGTGGTGTACAGGGTCAACTTGCAGCAGGCGGCTTGACTCGCTCAGGTACAGCTATGACAGAAGCAGCCAGAGTGCCAACCGATATTGGAATGATGCTAGAGCAGCTCTTGAGTGGACGCCAAACCAACTTAATGAATACCGGTTTAAGCGCGGCAACAGGGCTTGGTCAGTTGGGACAGAATAACTCTGCCAATATCGGCAATATGCTGAGCGCATCAGGCAACGCTATTTCTAGCGGGATTATCACTGACGCACAGGCTGATGCTCAGGGCAAGCAAAACATGCTCAACACGGCGGCAACCATTGGCTCAATGTTTATGTACTCAGATCCAAGATTGAAGGAGAATGTTGAGGAAGTTGGTCAGGCTAAGAATCTAAAAATATATCAGTGGGACTGGAAGCCAGAAACAAAAGGTACTCTGGTCGAAGGTTGTGCAACTATCGGTTTCATGGCGGACGAGGTTAAAGAAAAATACCCGCAACATATTCACGAGTTTGGCGGATTTATGGTGGTGGATTATCCGGCACTGCTTGATGAGTTGGAGACTGCATAATGGCAACACTTGAGAACGTCAACGGCGCGTCACTGGTTCCTAACTTCAATGGTGGGCTGAATATGCTCAACCAGGCTTTTGGGCAGCGCATGGACCGTCAGAGAGCGCAGCAAGCACAGCAAGCGCAGCAACAGCAAATTGCACAGATTTTGGGTGGCGGTCAAGGCGGCGGTCAGGGCGGCATGCCTGGAGCAACACCAGGATTTAATGGCAATGTTACGCCTGAGCAAATTCTCAGAATTGGTCAGATTGATCCCAAAATGGCTGAGATGATGCAAGGCATGTTGGAGCGTAACGATAAGGTGGAGATGGAGCAGGCTAAGGCGGAAGTGGATCGGGGTACACGTGAAGCAACGCTTATCAGTAATGCCAAGACACCAGCAGAGCGCATGAATGTCATTAATAATCTGGCAGCAGCGGCAGCGGCAGAGAATAGACCAGTTGATCGCTATGTTGAGCTAGCCAATATGTCACCCGACCAGCAAGAGCTTGAATTACAGCGCATGCAGGTCATGGGGCAGGATATCAAGACATTACTTGAGCCGCCTAAACCGCCTGAAACGAGAGAGGTCAAAAAAGGCGACCGCATCATAACTGAGCAGTTTAACCCGCAGACAGGCCAGTTTGAGCAGATTGCTGATGCTGAAAGATTTAATCCAAACTCAGGAACGGTTGTAAATGTCGGCACGGGTGGAGAGTCTGCGCCAGTTGTTACGCCTCCGGTGTTATTGCAGGGTTTGCCGCCTGAAGTTGGCGCGAAACTCGATGCTGTATATGTGGCAGCGGGTGGCGGTAAAGATGGTATTGACGCCATGAACAAAATGACCGACAAACTATCAGAACAAGATAGACGCGCATCATCAGCCAATATTCTTGCTGATAGCTTCCCGAATGCAACACCAGAGGAAATGACTCAGCTTAAGTCGGTGATGGATGCTGCGGAAAATACCGAGGCGGGACTGACTCGGGCTCGCGAGGTAAGGGGTAGTCAGCGTAAGGCTCAAAAAGGTAAGCAGTTTCAGGGTAGAGCTGTCAGCTTGCTTAAAAAGATTATTGAAAACCCTCAGCTTAATGATGTTATTGGTTCGCTTGAGGGTAGTTTTGATACGCGGTTATTTAGTGATGCAGAGGCCGAGCTTATTGCTGACATTGAAGAGGCGGGCAATATTCTGACAGCTGATAATTTTGACCTAATGACAGGCGTATTAAGTGAGTCAGATATCTCCATATTGAAAAACCTTTCAAGTGGTGGCTTGAATCGGAAGCGTACAGAAGAGAGATTTATATCGGATGTTCAAGGCATGATTGACAGACTTTCGACCGGTAACGATCAATCCACATCAGAGCAGCAGGTCGGCAGATTTACAGTGAGAGCCAAATAATGCCTGTTTATGAGGTAACGGATCCAGATACAGGGCAAACGCTTGAGTTAGAGGGTGATTCCCCTCCAACAGAGCAAGAGCTTGAGCAGATATTTGCTGCACAAGGCAATCAGTCCATGCCAGAAGGATCGGCACTGGATAGTGTTGTTGAGCCTGCCATGTCTGTTGTGTCCGGCTTAAAAAACACGGTTGAAGGTGGGTTAATGGGTATAGCCCAATCACTCAACCCTATGGCTGAGGAAGGCGCGGGCGCTGAGGCGGTAGCAGATCAGCAAGCGCAAACCTTCACGCCCAAAACGCAGTCCGGTCAAAAGGGCATGGAAACCCTCAACGATTTGATGCAGAAAGGAATTGACCTTGCCAACTTCCCTATATCGGGTATTGGTGGCTTGGTAGAGCTTATAAGCGGCCAGGGAGTCGATCAGGCTGTTGAAACCATCAAAGCCATACAAGAGTCGGGTTTATCTAAAACTGCTGGCGATAGAGTCTTTGATGAGACTGGTAGCCCATTAATCGCTACAGCAGCCGAAACACTTCCATCAGCAGTTGGCGCTGTCATTGGTGCAAAAGGTGCGCAGAATGCAACAAGCAAGGTCGCAACGGCAGTCGATAGCGCACAGCCTATAAATGCAGTGGCGAAAGTAACGGAAGGTATCTTCCAGTATCAGACCCCAACCAAGAAGCGTATAGCAGCACTTATTGAGAATAAAACAGGTGATGTTGATACGGCTAAGTATGTGTTGAATCAAGGTAGAGCAGTTAAAGATAACTATGCCATTAACGCTATTGATCAAGGCTTCGATCCAGCGGTAATAGCGGCCATTAAAAACGCATCAGATTCAGACAAGATCAAGATGCAGCGCATGGTGGATATTATGCAGCGTGGCAAGAAAAACGCCCGTTACGCTGTGATGAATCGGCCTGCTGATATTGCTGGTGATTCACTGGTTGCGCGGGTTAAGTTTATTCAGGCCGCGAACAGAAAAGCCGGAACAGATATTGATAAGGCTGCACAAAAACTAAGAGGACAGCCGGTTGATATTGCAGATGCTTCAGCCAGCTTCTCTGATGCGCTTGATTCTTTAGGTGTACAAATAAAGCGTAATGATAAGGGTGATTTTATTCCTGATTTCAGTCGATCAGAAATTGCGCCAGGTGATCGCGGTCCGCTGAAAGAAGTTATCCGGCAGATGAGCTTGAAAAGTCAGGACGGCAGCGTCGATGCGCTTTCGGTCCATAAGATGAAACGGATCATTGATCGCAATGTCACTTATGGCAAATCACAAAGAGGTTTAAGCGGTGAAACAGAGCGCATATTGAAGCAGTTCAGGAATCAACTGGATAGCAAGTTAGACGAGGCTTTTCCTGAATACAATGCGGCGAACACTAATTACGCTCAAACCATCGGGGCGCTGGATAACATTCAAGCGGTTGCCGGTAGAAAACTGGACTTTTCCAGCGAGATTGCAGACAAAGCCAGCGGTACACTGCTTAGACGCTTAATGAGTAACACGCAATCAAGAGCGAACCTTATTGATTCTATCAGCGAGCTTGAGAGTGTTGCTAAATCGGTGGGTGGCAAGTTTGACGATGATTTGTTAAATCAGGCGTTATTTGCAGATGAACTGGATCGCGTCTTTAGTCCAGTAGCGAGAACGTCATTTCAAGGTCAGATCGATCAAGCGGTGAAACGTGGTGTTGATTATGCTGCTTCACCGGATGGCGGGGCAATGGGGCTAGCAAGAGACGTTGCTGGTGCGACCGCCAAAAAAGTGCGTGACCGCAAAATAAATGAAGATAAAGCATTTCAATCCATCATGGACGTATTGCGGGATAAGAACTTTAAACCAGAGCAGTAATTAATTACAGGTTGTATAGACCTGATTGCCGCTTGTCGTTGATGTGCAATTTAAAGAAGGATAATTCTCAACCGGTGGGCGCGGCGTCAATTGAGGATATTGCGGCGCAGGAACCTGAACAGTTTCACCCCAATTTTGCAGCAAGGCAGCCTTACGCTGACGCTCGGCAATATCGTTATTCTCCAGTGCCATCATGCACTGGCCATATTCAGCAGTCCCTTTAACAAAGCCATAATCATCGCATTGCGTGTGATGGTTAGCTGTGCGTACAGCATGAGACTGACAGGCAGCCAAGAGAACAACAGAAAGAATGATAAGTAAGCGCATAACCCCGAATATATCACAATTATCAATTAGGGCAATAACATGGCATCAATGATAAGCGAGCATGAGTCGTTTCAGGGCGTAGATGGAAAACCTATTGTCAGCGGCTATATTTATGTCGGTGCGGCGGGGCAAGATCCAAAACTTAACCCGATAGTGATTTATTCAGATCGCGAATTGACCACGCCACTTGCTAATCCGCAACGCACTGATAGTTATGGTCGCGCTCAAAACAAGATATGGGTAACAGATCGCTATTCGCTGAAAGTTGAAGACAGTAACGGTGTTCAAAAACTTCAGGACTTGCAGCGCGGTGAGCTGGCTGATTCCCCAACGATAAATCTAATTAATGTGCAGGGGATTAACGATGTCACAGCTGATGCTGTGCCGCCTGTTAGTGCCTATGTAGATAAAGCGGTTTATGTGCTTACAGTGGTGAACTCAAACACTGGAGCCGTGACGCTAGATTTTGGTGGTGGCGCAAAATCAGTTATTAAAAATAATGCAGACGCACTGGTGACTGGTGACTGGTCAGCAGGCAGTATTC